CCTCGATTGAGGCTAGGCAGATCCTGCTATTGCAGTAGGACCTTAGACACTATCTTTATTTATAGTTAACCATACCCTTTCACATTTTGTTGAAGATGTTACTCCAATTTTCAATGATTTTGGGCTTAGGCTATTATAAAGTTTTGTCGAATACTACGCCCCTCCTCCCAGCTTTTGGGGGAGGGCCGATCGTTCAGGCCAATAACCTGTTCGGTTGTAACTCTTATTACTAGTACATATAGAAATATGCACGTAATTGCAGACGCCGTGAGTGCGTCTAAGTTACATGGTAGTTTACGATCACTCGAAGAGCAGCTTCTTAATTTAGAAACTGTTTCAGAGTGTTCCAAGCAATCCTTATCTTTGCAAAAGATACAAGAAAGGATGCCTTCACTTATATTTTTAAAAGTGGATTCATTCGACATGATTGTTTCACCCGAGGGTCTAGTCGCTTATCTCAAGCGTGCTGGACCTAAGGGTCTTTCACAATCTAGGTTTACGAAGTTACTAAAGCAAGTAACAAACCTTAGAGACAAGAACATAGGAGTTCATTTAGACCTTCTAGCGCAACTACTGCGTTTGGGTCATCCTGTGTCATCTCTTTTTGGTATTCGTATTCCATTGGAAAAGTCAGTGGCTCACTTCATCCGGGATAAATCTCGGTTTGAGCACTGTCTTGGTTTGGCAGATGCTGTCCATATGAGCTTATATAATTTAAGCTTACATGTATGTCTGCCCTGGCGAACTAGAATTTCTTTCCGTAATAGTGAAGTCACTTCACCAACACGGATTCATTTTAAGAATTTGTCCGCACGACCCACTTGTGTGGTCACACGGATGAAAACTAAGAATCGGAAATTCGCTCTTTTACTCCATTACCTTAAGGTATTTCCAAAAGGGGAGGAAGAGAAGTTCTATGTCAAGATGATTAAGTTATCATTAACTGGATTATTTTCGGAAAAGATGGACCAGGAGTTACCAATCGGTTACCCTAGTCAAGCTATTCCTATTTTTCCAGTGGGAACTCAAAAGCGTTTGGACCGCAACCTTGCGACCAATCGTCCATTGAAGACCCGTCTCTATTTCAATCTTATCCAATCCAAAGCACTCTGTGCCCCGGTAGGACAAGACATGATTGATGAGAGTTATGAAAAACACTACAAATCACTTTGTCGACCAGTAGATGAATGTTTAGTTGTACCTGAAGCCTTTCTCACGAAACTTCACGCCTACGGTCAAAATATCGGAAAATTAATGCAAAAACATTATGATCCCTTTACGACTGTAATCCCCAACTCACATTCTACCCTCGAAACTAAACGTAGTTCTGGGGGTGCATTGAGCGCTCTTGCCAAGGAGCGAACTCTGTGCCAAGGATCACGACTTCGTCAAACTCTTAAAACAGAGTGCGAAGCTTCCAAACCTCAGCGCATCGAACCATATGTAATTGGTCTTATTGGTCCCCCAGGTTGTGGCAAGACCACAACGGTTAAAACTATGATCGCCCAGTTAGGGCGTGAGTTTTTCCCGAACTTAGGAGGTAACCAATTGAGCTATTCTCGCTCTTGCTCCAGCAAACACTGGGACGGGTATGAGAATCAACCAATTGTAGTTCTAGATGATTTTGGACAAGATTTGGCAGACCGATCTGATATTGTTGAATTCGAACAACTCGTTTCGACAAATCGGTATCTTGTCCCAATGGCTGAGCTCTCAGATAAAGGTAGGTGTTTCAATTCACCTATCATCATCCTGACGACTAATTGTGGTTACGGTAGCAATTTCAATATTACTACTGCCACCATGGTCGTCGAAGAGCCAGTCGCTGTTTGGCGTCGGATAGCTGTACCTTTGATTTTGAAGAATTCAAACTCATTTAGGTTAATTGACCGTGATGCTACACTGTTTAACGATTCCACGATGAATGTATGGAATAAGAAATACAGTACTAGCAATACTCACTGGTCGAACGCAGCTACATTTCCTAGGGCGATCTGTACAGATTCTAAGCAGTTGCTATGGTCTGAATCGATCCCCATGGATTCCGATGTTCGAGTTGTACTCAAATATATTAAAGAGAGATTCGCTGCTCATATTGAATATGATCAACGATTTCTGGCCCCTGAGTGGTGCCAGAAAGTTTCTTCTAAGAGGATTCGATATGATATCAACCCTAATTCCACTCTCGTGGATCTTACGATTGAAGACATCCAAGTCCCCTATTTGAAGGAAGATTTCTCTTTATACCAAACATTTTCTTCTTTACCCCCTGCTGATCCTCCCAGAGTGAAAGCGATGGCGTTGTCCGAACCGTTGAAGGTTCGAATGATAACCATTGCCGAATCTGAGACAAAGGCATTACAACCCATGCAAATTGCGTTGTTTAAGGTATTAGAAGAATTACCACAGTTTTGTCTTTCTAACGGATGTTCCAAGTCCGTATTGTGGAAAGATTTTATGACCGAAGGTCTGCCCTGGATTCACCGAATCGAGGCGCAAATCAAAGGTATCCTGTCTCATAAGGATGAGCAGGATCTGTGGTTGTCTGGTGATTACACCGCTGCAACGGACAATTTTCCTATGTCTGTTACTAATGCCCTTTTGGAAGGCATACTCGAATCAGTCCCTAATCCCTCAACGAGGGAGTGGGCCCGATACGAGTGCAGTAATCATATTATTGAGTATCCTGGAGGTAAGTTAGGCGAGCAATCGTCTGGCCAACTCATGGGAAGTTTGCTTAGCTTCCCCCTCCTCTGTTTCTTGAACGACTTCATCGTCTCAGAATCCGGTTTCAAACCCGGTAAATATCTGATTAATGGCGATGATGTCGTTGCTTGTGGACCAATTGATGTTATCAATAAGTGGCGCTCGAATGCACCAACTGTTGGTCTTTCCCTATCCTTAGGAAAGAACTTTATTGACGACAAATTTTGCACTGTTAACTCTCAATTATTTTATGAGGGACAGTGTCTCCATACAGGTAAGGTATCTTGCCAAACCCGTAACGGAGCTACAATTGGTTATTGTTTTCAAGAGACCCAGTTTTACTTTGGGGCAACCCAGGAGATCCGCGATGAATTTATTCGCAGAAATCTGTTGCCCTTAAGAAAAACTGTAAGGTCTTTGAAAGTCCCAACTTCTCACGGTGGATTGAGTCTGAATTTTGACTATGCCGCCCTCACTTCAAAAGAGCGAGAGCTAAGCAAAAAGTCATATATTCACGACGTGATCTCACCTTTCTTGAAATCCCTTCCCGTACCTGGTTTTACAGGCGGGGAATATTTCGGAGGTTGTAAGTTACGAGCTGTTGCCTTTCCATCGATCGATGGCGAGGAGGACAGTAGTGAATCATCACTAATCTCATTACAGACAATCTTCGGAGGTGATCAAATACCTGATAACTCAGGTACTACAGATCTTTCAAGAATTGAGGTGGATAAGACAATCGAGAAGATAAAGGAAAAGGGGGGAGACGAGGAGCTTCAGAAGCTACTTAGAATCCCCTTTAACCATTACCCTTCCCGACATAAGCTAGGATTTGGAATCAAATACTTTTTCATTCAACATGATAAGGTAGCAATGATGATGCGGCAGATCGTGCCGGTCGTTTTGCAGATCCTTCTTAATCGAATGAATGACGATGTTCTAGATATTGAACAACATCAGGATTTGGTGATTGAAGAGGTTGACTTCCCAGTTCTTACTGGTCAGGTAGCCAAATGGATTGAAGAGCATTTCAACGACTCCGATTGTATCGAGGTTGAAGAAGATGATCTATCCATAGATTGGACTGACGAAACAGAAAATCATTTTGCGGATTATGATATAAATCCGCGTCGCTCTCTACCAGACGATGTCTGGTTGAAGAGCATTTTGCAAATTAAGGAATTTGCTGGTCCCCTACCAAGCTGCCCAACGAGCAGCGAAGTGGAAAGCACAATAGTAAGTGCCTCCGCTCGGGACTAACTACTTACATTATGATGTAGGTTTTTGTTCTTACTCTTTAATATCTTGTATGAACTACACAGTGATTAAGTCACATCTTATAACTCATCGAGTCCGGCGATATAGTCGGCGGTGAGATCTAAGGGTGTGTCTTTCTAAGACATAGTAGACATATTTCTTTCAATGAAGAGGAAATAGATCTTTTTATTTCAGAGCCCTGATTTTCGTTTCCGAATGATTTTACAGGTATGATTGATTAGATCGAACACGAACTTACGTAAGTTAGTTTTCTTTCAGTGTGCCCATCATAGGCCTAGGTGCTTCTGCATCTCGTTATCCC